GTCGTCTTGTCGATCTGGCCGTCGAACTGTTGATCCGGTTCTCCGATGATGACGCGCGTCGCGACGTCATATTCGGCAATGTAGAAACGGGTGCGCGAGCCCTGCATACCCGGAGCCGATATCTCGCTGGCCGCGGCCGTCGAGGCCGGCAGGAACGTCAGCTTGAACCCGGGAACCTCGTCGCCGACGCCCTCGCTAAACGTCTCCATGCTGCCGATAACGCCGAAGGTCTCATCCTTGCTGCTATAGAGTTCGGTGCCGATATAGAAGAAATCACCGTCGCATAGCCGGATCACCCGGCCATCGCGTAACTCCATCTTCATCAGGCCCGTGAGGCCGATCACGTCCATCAGGCCACCTCCTCGATCGTGAAGCTGATGTTGTCGATCAGGCCACCCAGGGCGAGACTCCAGGCTAGATCGCTCCCATCGACTAGTCCCTCGACCATCGGGCGTGCCAGATGGACCACGGACCCATCGGGGAAGGGGTAACGGAGCGCGGTACGGATCGGCAGGGTGGCCTTGCCGTCCTCGCCGACGATCACAGCGGCGTGGGCATTGTGCAGGTAGTGCTGCCCCGTCGGATCGACGATACTGAGCCAGTAACCCTTCTTGACCGCGTGGTTCGGCGTCATGTTGCGAAGGTGAATCGCATTACCAGTCTGCCCGGCCCCATCGATGACGGAATTGCCTGGATATCCCTGCGTCTCATATTGCAGGGGATAATAGATGCGGATGCCTTCAGTCTTGCCTGCTATCAGGTCGGCGATGATCGGCCGCGCGTCGTCACTGGTCTTGATCGGCATTGAGACAGCGATCTTGAACCTGTTGCCAGGGCGATCGATGCGCTGGATCTTGGCACCGGTGGCCGGGCGCAGGACGCTGCCGAAATCGATCAGCGCGGGCGAGGCGCTGGCGAAGTCGGTGGAGAATGGCATGTCGATCATGCGAGGCGGCGGGATGCGCGGCGCTGCATGGCGGTTTGCGCGCCCCTGCTGGCGCCGCTGACGATGCTGGGTGCGGCGGCCGATACGCGGCTGTCGGATATACCCGTCACGATCACGTCAAAGAGGTCGCCCTTTACAACCTGGACCTGCATGCCCCGACCGCCGTTATCATTCGCTCCATTAGGATGGATGTATCCGGATTGGGTTGCGGTAAAGAGTTCCGGGCCCCGCTCGCCGACAACATAAGTGCTCCCACCAGTGACCGATCCGCCGTTGGCGCGGAATCCGCTGATGCTTGTGAAATCCTTGAAGCTTGTCCCGAGGCCCTTGCCCAATATGCCGGTCTTAGCCACTGAGCCAAAGGCATTGAACGCCGCGCTGATAATATCGAGAAAGCCGCCGCTTTTGATGGAATTCGCCAATCCGCTCAACGAATTCAGGACATTGTTCGCCAGATTGGCCATGCTCTCGCTGGCCTTGTCTTTTGCCTCCTCGAACTTGTCGACGATCGACTTTCTGATCTGATCGATCGAATCGTCGGCATTGAGCGGGAGGGAAGTCCCTATGCCTGGAATGTTCAATATTCCTCGCCCCGCGTCCTGCGTTTCCTTCGACAGGACAGCGATCTCGTCGCGCAGTCGGTCGCGCGCCTTCTGCCACTCATCTGGGCTGATCATCTTTGCGGCTAGGGCCGCATCCAACTTCCTGCCTTGGTCAAGCAGCTTGTCCATCTTCCCCTGGTCTGGGAACAGATCGGCCATCACGCCAGCGAGTTCATCCTTCGCCTTCTTAATGGCGACGGCGGCGTCTTTCGCGGCCTTCTCGGCCTCAGATGCTGCCTTCTTGGCGGCGGATGCAGCACCCGCTGCTGCCTTCTTATCCACCGGCTTATATGGCGTGGCGGCAGCGCCTCCCGTTGGATTGCCAAGTGCGTCAAATCCACTGGACATCGTGCGGAACCGGGCTTCATCGGCTTGGCCCTGCAATTTACTCTGAGATGATGCGGCAGCTTTTTGATATACCGAGTTGCCAAATATGGCAGTCTGGGCGAACCCTATGGGGCTGACGGATGATACAAGATCGTTGAATTTCTTGACAAGGCCGACCCCGGGGATCTGGGAAAGTAGGCCGACGAGTGATGCGACCTTTCCGTAAGTGTCAGCTACCAGCGCCCGCAAACCGTCGAATGAAGACCGCACGGCAACGCCAAACTGAACTGCGGCGCCCTCGAGATCAGCAAAGCCCTTCGTGCCTCCTATGACGAAGTTGGCGAGGTCGGTTGAAAACTGGCCACCGGTATCGAACGCGCCGAACACGGTGATAGCGGCGTTCTGAACCTGCTCCATCGCTTGGTCGAAAGTGACCGGAAGTTCGCGGAACTCGGCATCAATGCCGGCCGTGAATTTCTTGTCAGTAAACGCCTTCACCAACTTGTCGGACGTCAGGTCGCCAGCCTCTGCCATGGCGCGCAGCGCGCCGATCGGGACGCCGAGGCTGTCGGCCAAGAGCTTGGTCAGGCGAGGTGAGGATTCCATAACGCTGTTGAATTCGTCACCACGCAGGACGCCGGACTGCAGCGCCTGGATCAGCTGGCGAGTGGCCTGCGAAGCCTCAACCGCGCCCGCACCGCTGATCTTGAACGTCTTGGCGATTGTCTCGGTAGCCCGCGCTGCGTCGGCTTGGGTGATGCCCAGGTCCTTGGCGTTACGTGTGATGTTGCCGTAGAGCTTCGCCGTATCTTCGAGCCCCGATCGGGTGTCGGAGGATATTTTGCGGACATCGGCCTGCGCCTGCGCATACCTCCCGAACTCCGCTGTCGCCAGTTTCAGGGACGCGGTCATCTGCTGAGACTTGGACGCGAGGTCCAAGAACTCCTTTGCCGCTGATCCGACCCCGATAACCCCAAGTGCTCCGCCAATCCCACGAAGCGCGTTCGCCAGGGTGCCGGCAGCGGCTTCCATCGCCTTCGATGCCTGCGTGAAACCCTTGGTGGAGTTGATCGCGCGCTTCGTGCCGTTGGTGAACTCGGCGGAATCGAATCCAAGGACCACGCGGAGCGCGCCAATAACTGCACTGCCGATGGCGGCCTCCTATGGTTTGGTGTTGAAGTGCGTGATCTTCACGCCCTTGGTGCGTGTCAGAAGGGCAAGGACGTCGGCTGCGTCGGCCTTCGCAGGCATGGAGTGCCGGAGATATTCACGCAGCGGTTTGAGCGTCTTCTGCCGCGCGAACATCTCGGTCTGATGGGCCAGCACCAGGATCCTCTCCTGGTTGCCCCGGCTACGCCCGCCCATGACATTGCGATACGACCTCGGCGTTTGCTTCCAGAAGGAAGTCGGATCTAGCCCTTCCGCCGCCCAGTCGGCTTGGAGGCTGTCCCAGCTCCACTGGACGGCTTTGGAGGGTTTTCCGGCCCCGATTGACTGGCCTGCGGGAATGCGCCGCCCATAGCCTTGCCTAATGCTTCCGAGATAGGGGATGCATCGTCAGTCAGCAGGAAGCTGCCGACATCGTCGAGACCGATTTCAGGATGCCGAGCTTGAAGCGCTCCGAAAACAATGGCCCGAAGCACTTTCATGCGTGGATTATTCGCAAGGCTCGCCAACAGCTCGTTGACGCCTATGTCGGCGATATCTTCGGCGACGGCGAGCGCCTCGAAGTCGATCACCAGCGTCAAAGTTCGCCCGTCTTCCAGGATGCAGGCGGCCTCACCTCTTACAGGGTTAGCCATCAGGGTGTCGGATCAACCCAGGCGGCATAGGTCTCAACGCCCTGGGGTTCAAACGTGACCGTTGCATCCATGACGCCGTCAACTGTCAGCTCGCCCTTGTCGTAACCGATGACCTTCACGCTGAGTTCGACTTGGGCATAGGGCACGCCGTTCTGCGGGATCACCAGCTTGCAGGCGCGGGTGTCCTTCGCCGTGCGAGCCGCGCGGATGAGGATATCCGTGTCGGATAGGGGGCGGTAGCGGATCACGGCCTGAAACGAGCTGTCCTCGATCAGCCCAGCGGTGAAGGTGCGCCGGCGGCCCGGCGCCTTCAGTGTCGTGGTCTCGATCTTGGAATCTGTGTCTGGCGGCAGCGTGAAGCTGACCACCTGCACCAGTTCCTTGAGGGCGCTGCCGTCATACAGCCACACCTCGCCATTAAAGCCAATACTGGCTTCCTGGAGTTCACCCGCCATATCAGTCTCCTACATGCCAAATCGTGAGATCCACCGACTGCCGGTGGATAAAAGAGCCGTCGCCGACAGATTCGCCGCCATCACGCTGGCCGGTGACCTGCGCATTGCCGAACATCTTTCCCGAGATTGATGCCGGGGCTTTCACGGCCGCGATCAGGGCGCGTGCTAACGCGAGTGCCTCCAGATATGTCTTTGCCCAGCAATCGGCCTGAACGCCGGTAGCCCTCGCGCCATCGAAGCCCTTCATGTGCTGCGTCCGTGGGTCTGTGATGACCTGGAGCGTTACAGCGGGCATGGCGCCCTTCTGGGGTCGCTCCACCCATGAGACGCGCGCGGCGGCGATTGCGGTCACCGCGCTATCCGCGATCAACCGCGCCCGCAGGCCCGACTGAAAATCCATATTCTAGCCTTTCGGGCCGATGCGCTTCGCGGCTTTGTCGATCTCGATGCCCAGCAAGGTGCCGGCAATGTCGAGCGTGTTGATCTTCTCTGCCTCCCAAGCGGGGCGGAGGAATGGGTGCGGCGTCTGATCGAATGTGCCGAACTCTTCGGTAATGGCCTGTGGATGCTGTCCAGGTCCGATGTACATTTCCACGGGCGCCAACGAGCCCTTGTCGCCTCGTTGAGAGGTGGCGAGCGTCGCGGACACGTCGATACTCTCGCGCAGGCCGCCGGGATCTACCAGTCGGCGATTTCCCTTGTCCTTACTGCCGATCCAATGCGCTTCCGCAGCGACGGGAGCCAATGCGCGCGCGGCCTTCGCAACCGGCTGCCCCGCCTCGCGCAGGACCTTGAGTCCGACACGTCGGCGGACCGCCTGCGGCAGCTGGCCCAGCGCCCGCTCCAGTTCCTTCAATCCTGTCATCTTGAAGGTGACCTTGCTCATGTTGCAGCCCTCACGGCCGTCACATCAACCCCAACATTCCTCTCCTTTGAAGGAACCACCGAAGTTATATCCCAGAACGAGCCATCATAGCTGATCCGGTCAGTGACGCTCAGAGAAGCGGTCAGGCTGTTCCGCAGGACATAGAAGGTCGCGGGCGCCGATGCGGATTCCTGCGATGCCTCGCGGCGCTCCTGCCCGGTGCCG